AAGGCGACAGCGATTATGACTGTTGCGTACACCCCCCAAATCATCATTTCTAATTTGTCGAAGCGCTTGTCACCACGCTCTAGCCTTCGCTCGACTTCCTCGTGGCGAATCCCAACCTCGCGCTCTAGCGCTTCGATCTTTGCGATGGCCTCTTGCGTCGGTGTCACTGAACGACTGCCGCCTCTTCATCCTCTGCTGGCTCTTCTTCCTCTGGCTCAACGAGTTGCGCGTCAGCTTGTACCTTTATCTTCATCATCAAAGGCCAAGTCCCAGTTTTGCTGGGCATATCGCCCAGTATCGCTAGGATCACGTTGATGTCGTTTTCATCAAGATTGATTTGCACGTTATGTTTTTCCTTATGGTGTATATGCTTTTGCGGCGGCTACAGCAGAATCTATGGCGCTGAAGTCTTCTGACCCCCAATCGCCTAGCGCCTTGCCGTACTCCAGATAACCAGCACTGCGCAGTACACGTTCCTGCTTTTCAACATTCGTCATGTCGTTGCAAAACTCGTTGTTTGCATCTAGCACGCTGGTAATCACATTCGCGCCATCTAACATGGCTTGATACATCTTGGCTTTTTCTTCGTCAGTCCTTGCTTCTTCAGACATTTCGTCCTCCTATGATTCTAGCGCGGCAACACGCGCTGAGAGTTCTTGAATTGCTTTTACCAGCACAGGGATTAGTGCAGAAGGCCCAAGACGTTGCCTGCCATCAGCCTCATCTTCCATCCACATATCAAAACCATCTTTTAGTTCTGGGTGGTTATCTATGGCGACTTTCACTTCTTGAGCAACAAAACCGTGATTGGTCTTATCATTCATCACACGCTTTTCAGAACCCTCGACATATGCTTTTTGCGTAGTTGGTATATCTTTTTCTTTTTTCCACCTATATGTAACGGGGCGCAGATCGTTGATGAAGGACAGGCCAGCAGTAGAATCAGCAATATCCTCTTTATATCGCTCATCGGAGGGGGCAGTGATTGTCGTCGCGCCATTAGCAATGTTACTGTCGGAAGTTCCAGACCCGAATGTGAAATTGTCGTTGCCTACCGATGTCACACCTGCGCCAATTACAGTTTGATTGTTTGCACCTGTACCACTTGCAGTCGCTACATACCCGATTAAAATGTTTTGGCTTCCGGTGGTTATTGCATCTCCTGCTAACCCACCTACCATGACATTTTGCGTTCCGGTAGTAACCGCGCCACCTGCGCTATACCCGATTCCGACATTGTATACGGTAGCGCCTGTTGTAGTATTTTGAGCATCGAGAGCGGCAACACCGATAGCCACGTTTCTTTGACCTGTCGTTTCTGATCTTAACGCGAGATACCCAACGGCGACATTGTTATTGGCGGTAGTGTGTTTTTCACCTGCTTCTCCACCGATGAGAGTATTTTGCAGGCCAGTTGTTACATCGCCACCAGCATCATAGCCAATTGCTACGTTGTAAGCGTCGGTGGTCGTCGTGAAGTTTTGGTTAAATAGGGCTGAATGCCCAATCGCTATGTTTCTGTCTCCTTTCGTATCAGACGTTAGCGCGTTGACTCCAACCGCCACATTTGAGTTTCCAGAGGTTAAAGCATCTCCAGCGAGGCCGCCCACTAAGGTATTCTGAACTCCCGTGGTGACCGTCGCACCTGCGGCATGGCCTACCGCCGTATTCAAAGCATCAGTCGCAGTAGTCATATTTTGCGCGGTCAGTGCATTCATGCCGACTGCCACAGACTTACTACCCAAAGTGTCAGACGTGAGTGCCGCAACACCTACTGCAACATTGAAATCCGCATCAGTAAGAGCATCGCCAGCTAGGCCACCCACAACAGTGTTGTTAACGCCCGTAGTGATTGAGGCACCTGCGTTAAAACCAACTGCTACATTGTAATTGCTGTTAGCGGTAGTAAAGTTTTGTGCATTTAACGCTGAGGTACCGATAGCTACTGCGCCACTACCTTGGGTGTCTGTACTCAGAGCGACATACCCCATAGCCACGTTGTTATCAGCATCAGTCAGTGCATCACCAGCAAGACCACCGATGAGGGTATTCTGAATCCCCGTGGTGACTGACGTACCAGCATTAAACCCAGCGGCTACGTTATAAGCGTCGGTGGCAGTAGTAAAATTTTGTGCTTCAAGTGCGGAACGTCCAATAGCTACGCTTCTTGACCCTAATGTGTCTGTTTTTAAAGCATTTCTGCCAACAGCTACATTAAAATCTGCATGGGTGAGTGCTCCACCAGCAAGTGAACCTATAAGAGTATTTTGAACTCCCTCTGTGACTGATAAACCAGATTGATACCCAACCGCCGTATTAAAAGCATCTGCACCAGCATTCAGGGTTTTGAGAGCTTGATACCCAACAGCTACGTTATCCCCATTGGCATCTTCAGTTTTTAACGCCTCAAAGCCTATGGCTACGTTGTTATCACCCGTAGTCAAAGCCGTACCCGCTTCATCGCCCACAACGACGTTATAGTTGCCGCCAGAAGTAATACTGTTACCTGCGTTGACACCTACACGGACGTTGGATGTACCAGCGGATGTCGTAGAAAGTTCACCGCTGATCGCTAAGCTAGAGAGCGATCCTTCCAACCCACTCAACGCATCCGTTACAGCAGCGCCAGAGCCAGCGCCATCTGTAACAATCATCTTTACCGCACCAGCAGCAACAGCCACGTTAGCGCCAGAGCCTTGAGTAAACGTCAGAGTGAACGACGTTTCGTTGCTGATGATCCAGACCTTGGAGATCGTGTTAGGCGCAAGGGTCACGGTGCATGCTTGGCCACCGCCGGTACACTTCAAATACATACTTCTGGCTTCGTCGGCAGTGCCGTCAGCCAGAGTAATTGTGTGAGTCGATGCGTCAGGTATCGCTTCACTACCTAAGCTAAATGCAGAGGCAATGTTGCTAATAGTGGTATTTAAGAGTGTTCCCCATTGACCACTGTTAGCGCCACTCTCTTGAAGCCGCAAGCGTAAATCGTTAGAAAAGGTGTCAGCCATCAGTTAGTCCTCACGCCGCCTGCTGCCAAGTTGTGCTGGCCGCAGCCTGTTCTGTGTATGTCGTTGATGCAGCGCCCTGGGTCGACCAGGTATCACTGGCGCTTGGCTCCTGCTGCCATTTGATCTCGCCGGCAGCGGTGACCGTAGAGACTTCAGTTGCCGCAGCGCTTGCGCTTTGGACAACGCCGCCCCCGCTCGCAAACAAAGAAGTAGCCGTAAGACTCGCCGCCGCGTTGGCGATGATGTCGGCAGCAGCCGTCGCAGTACTCGCCGCGCTAAGCGAAGCAGCGCCAAGAGCAATCCGCTCACTGCTTGCTGTAGCTGTAGACGCAGCAGCAATAGACGCGGCTCCATTGGCGACAACGACAGCTGCAGCAGTGATACTGCTACTCGCAGCCGCTGACGCAGCCCCTCGCTTAATACGCTCACCGCTCGCGGTAACCACAGAAGCAGCACTGATAGCGATTTGGCCGTGTTTAATGACTGCTGCAGACGCAGTGAAGCTGCTTGTAGCAGTCGTACTAGCTGCACAATCTTGATAGCTCCAAACGCCATATCGCCCTTGGTTCCAGCTGCCATTGGACCACCCCTGACTCATTAGTTAAGGGAAATATCTAGGTCGCCTGCCGGCACGCGAAACACGTCGCCGGTTGCTATGGTTTTGTTTGCAGTGAGCGAGGCATACGCCAGCATGTTGCCGCCAGAGCTCGCATCTAGCACCGCGACCGCAACGACTGTGCCGTAATTAGCTGTCGCTGTTGGATACTCCACCGCAGCGCTGTTTGTCGTGTCGCTACCGCTGGTCGTCAGCGTTACGGTTTGGCGCGCGTAGCCGCCGCCAGTCACTTCCGTACCCGCTGAACTGTCAGTGGGTGCGACCGTATAGAGCGCCAAATACTTCGTGCCAGGCTGCGAAAAGCTGCCGCCGCTGAACACATAATCCAAAACTTTGTTCTCAAGATAATCGGTAAATGCCATAAGCTATTGCAGTGCGACTGCCCTCATTTTGACGCTGGTCTGGCCGCGCGTTCGTTCGTTGGAGATGTTCAGATCATCAATGGCCTTTTGGTAAAGGCTCGCCCATATCTGTATGCGATCATCGTCACGCAGGTACGGCGCGCTCTGCGTGAGACTGCCGTACAGATAAATGTCTGGGCTGGCCGTCAGCAACCAGTTGGTGGTGTTCGAGTCCGAAAGCGCAGGAATCTTGCTGTAGAACACAAGCTCGCCGGTGTAGCCGTTGCTGTCGGGCGGCGGGTAAACCTGTATTTCTGTGCCAACGTGGCTATAGCACTGTGGCTTGCCGGTAGTATTTCCAGCGGTTTTCTTACGGTTTAATTCTTCGTTGGTTACATAGTCCAGCTGAGTAACCGGGTTCGTCTCCAAGATAAATGAAACCGTCTGTATCCAGTTTGGCGGCGTTGCGCTGTACTCAGAATCGATGGTTGCCTGGCTGCGAGTAATCATCGAGCGATGGCGAATCGTGCGGTTGTACTGCGCCTCGCCCAAACTGATGAAACTAGTAATCACCGACGTCAAATCGCTGCGGTTTAACCAGTCAGCGATGGCGCTTTGAAGCTCGCTGTAGGTCGTGATGGCCATTAGAGCCTCGCGTCGCGCGTCCGAAACGCTCGGTTGTCTGAATCGTTCAGCCACTTTTTCAGTGCCTTTTGATCCTTGAGAATCCCCCGGCGCTGCAGGTCGTAGTAGACCGACAGCGGAATCGACGCAACCTTGGACCATTCGCCATGCTTGTGATGGCGGTCGATTTCATTCCGGGCGACTTTATTCGCCTTGACGATAGAGCTCACGTCCTGCGATGTCGCAATGGTGAACTTATCGTCAGACGGTTTGTCGCCGGCCTCAAACACAAAATCGGTTTTGATTTTAGTTAGAGGGTCGTAGCTCAAGGTGCGTCGATCAGTCATCACTCAGACCTTACGAAGTTGTTAGGTCAGCAATGATGCCCAGGCCAGCTTCCTGGTTTACCTGCAAGCCATACTCGGCAAGCATCATAAACTTGGTCGCGTCACCTGTTTTGGCAAGCTCTTCAGACTGCAGTGGTCGTAAGCTAGCCATCTCAACCAAATCAGGGTCAATAACGTAAGCATCACGCTCTCGGCTGAATCTTGAGGGGACAACCGAGATGCTGCCAAAATCGGAAATATAGACGTCAGCCGCTCCGATGATCGAAGAAGGTCCATCAGTCGGTGCCATGTAACGCTGCGCTGCGATACCAGCAAATGCCGATACTGCCTGCTTGTTGAATGGGCCCACCATCAGGATTTCTGGCTCGCCGCCTTCCGACCATACGCTGCTAATTACAGCTTTCAGCATGGTTTCCGTAAAAGCGCGCTGATTGCTTGAGCTCGCGTCGGTGCGGGCTGCGTTGACGATCCCGCTAGAGACAGTTGGATCACCGCCGCCGGTACCTTTGCTGGTGTTGGTGCGAATGAACGCCGACAGCGATGCCGTCTTGCGAGCAGTTGTGTTGTTACCAGCAACAGCTGCTTGATTTACGCCGACCATGTTGAATTCCATGTCGCGCTTGAGCTCGTCGCCCTTTTTGGCAAGCTGGTATGCAATTTCAGACCGACGGCCTGCCAGGTCTAGGGTGCCTGACATATTGTCAGCAATGATGAAATCCTTGCGGGAAATCATCGTGTAGTTGCCGAGACGTGCCGTTGCACTTACGGCGGTGAAGCTCGAAAGATCGTCGCCGTCGATGACCGCGTTAACACCTGCACTTGCAAGCGAGTCTGTTTGCCACTCAAAAAATGTATTGGTGACCTGGCGCCGCTTTGTCATGTTGCTGATAAAGGGCGTCGTCTCAGGAGAAATGTTGTAGATCACGTCGGCTAGGTCTTCGCGTAAGCCGACGACGTCATACTTGGTGAACGTATTCGATACGATAGCCATGAGTTAGTACCTCAAAGTAAAGATTCCAATAAACTGGCTGCGTCATCTCGACGGCCAGTACCCGCAAAACGCTGACGAGCGGCTTTCACTCGGCGCTGGGTTGGCTTACTTTGTGGTCGGTTACCCGCTTTGACTGTACCTGTGCTCTGGCCCTGCTTTCTGGCCTTGCGCACCCGGCGTTGACCTTGGTCGTACAGCATGGCTTTGCGCAAAACCTTGATATGATTTGCCCTCACCAACGCTGCCATTTCGTCTTCGGCAACACCCTGTTCAAGCAGATACTCGCGCAGTTGTTCGCGCTGCTTGCCGGCCACTTTTTCGTCTTTCCACTCAGGGATGACTTCGGGCAACCTGGCTGCTTCTGCCTGTATAAGCCCCCGCATCTGCTGCTGCTGCTCTTGAGCGTTAGCGTCATTCACCCGCTGCTGCTCTTGTGCAATCGCCTGCATTTTTGCTTGGCGCTCTTGCGTTCGTTTCTGGTACATCCGCTCTTGACGGGTCGCCTCGATGGGGTCTTCGTCATAGAGCCTGTCAAAATCCGGGGCCGGTTCATCTAAGCTGACCAGCTGCTGCTGCAATGCGCCTAATAACTGGCTGTATTGCTGCCGCTC